TGGTGCAGGATCAAGCTGTGGGTGTTTGCCTTCATACTCTGTTTTGTGTACGAAAGATCCGTTCCACTCTTTAACCATTTCACGATACGGAAAAGCTACTCCGCTTCTGTCAGATATCGCCTGTGAATATTTACCTCTTGCTCTTGCCATACTAATTTAATAATGGGTTGTCTTGCTCTGCTTTTAGCTCTTCTATTTTTGCATCAAGAAACTTGATAGCTGCATCATTAATTTTTACATCAGCTTTAATTTCTTCTAGTTCTTTGATTATACCTGATAGATCTACAGTTTCGTTTACCACAAACTCTTTATTTTCTAGTTGTGCGATACGATTGTTGAACTCGCCCCATGCCATAAAACCACCACCAATCGCGCCAATGACGCCTAGCAGTGCAGCATATGATGATAATTTACTGAACATTTCTTGCATTTAATAACTCCATAAGGTTTCTATACGCATCACTGGTCTTTTTCTTGGCGTTTTGCACCTTAATTTGGTGCTGTACGACAGGATCTGTGCCTGAGATGCTTGCTTGACTAGCATATATTGTTTTATCGTAGCTTGCAAGACTAGCTTGCATGAAGAAAGCGGGGTCTCCACTAGGTAATTGCCTGGTGTCGAACAAAGCTGCGTTAGTGTCAAAATAGCTAGAAATATCTGCTTGGCCTGCTGTCATCTCACGAGACACAACTTCATTGATTACATCGAGAGTCAAACTAACTCTCTGCATTTCATTTTTTATCTTGTTTTGTATTGCCTTCTCTATAGCTGCAACTTTTATGTCTAGATCAACTTCCACATCTGCGCTAGGCTGTTCTTGAGTTGGCTCCTCGATTGCTTCCTCTTGTTGGGCAATCTCTGTTGTCGGTGCTGGTTCGTCTGTAACAACTTCTTCGCTGCTGGGTTGCTCTGCAACTTCTTCATTTACAATCTCCTCTTCAATAGGTTCTTCTTTTATCTCTTCCATCGCAGGTTTCTCTTCGATGGGTTCAGGTTCTGTTTCCATTACAACTTCTTCAAAGACCT